ACTCTATATGATGGTTTATTTGAAAATGGTTCTAAAATTACTATAGATTTTGGTACATCTACAAAAGTTCCTCTAATAAAATATACACCTTCTTCTACACCAACAGCAGATCCAGTTATAGAAGCTTTATCGGAAATTAGAGTTAATACTGTAGAACCTGCCGTAAGAGTTGTATTACCGTAAGTAACATTTTCTTCTAAAATTAATATTTCATTATCTGGAAATGCTTGACTAATATTATTAAGATCTGCTTCATCATACTTAACAAATATAACAATGTCATCAACACCTTCTGTTGGTGGAAGAATGTAATTAACGATACGGGCAGTTATTTGTGAATTTTGACCCTTTACTTTTGTTCCTATCCCATTATTACTAACTAAGGAATCAAGATATACACTAACATCTATTCCTAGATGATCTCCATTTACCTTACATGAAAAATATGTACTATCAAAAGTAACAGATCCAGGTATAACCATAGATCCTTCTTTAAAGATATGACTACCGAAAGATTCTATCTGACTTTGTAATATTGATTGAAGACCTGTTAATTCTCTAGCTTGAACTGGGAATCCAGGCTTAAACAACATCCTATAATAATTTTTTGCCTTATCAAAATCGTCATAATAAGGGCTTATATTTAAATTAGTCTTTTGTGACATTGTTTTTTAGAATTCCAGAATGATTTTAACGTCTTCTTTTTGTCTAGGGTTTCTAGCAATTAAAGGTCGATTATCTAGGTAAATTAAATCACCTGATCCTTTATTTATCTCTGATTTTGATAACCCTTGATTAAAAGTAGTTCCTAAGTTGACTACCTTTGTTCCATCCTTACTAGTTGTAGTAATACCAGTAAAGGCACTATAAACTGGTCCATCAAAACCATTTTCACCAACAATTTTATTTGCTGCTGATGTTCCATCAGATTTAACAGATTCAAAATCGAAGAATTGACCTTTATTAGCAAGTCCAGGATAATCTGTTTGATCCTGTGTAGTAGTATAATTTAAAGATCTATCTCTAAAATATTTAATTACATGAGTATCAGTATCATAAGAAGCAACATATGCTTCTGCTGTTTTACCATCCTCACGCAATTGTGTTATTTTTTCTCCAATAGTTAGAGTTCCTGTAATGTTTCCATTAGTTGTATCATCAAGTTTAATAGCATTTAAAGCAGAAAACTGACCTTCTGTGAAAATATTATTACTGTCAGCAACAGTTGGATTTTTCAATATACCAACTTGAGCAAATTTGGTATCTGTTGGGAAATCTTTGGTAGAATCATCAAATCTAGCATAGATAAGAACCTTATCAGTCCCTAATTCAGTATAGATGTCAAATCCATGACCTCTAGATGGTGGTATGATTGGAACTAATTTTGCTGCTTCTGTTACACCAGAAGCACCAGTTGTTCCCAAATCAACTATTCCGTAGGTATATCCTTTACCACCAGCACTAACTACAACATTTGTAATTTTATTATTACTGGCATCAACCCTAGCTTTAGCACCACTACCATCACCTAAAATATCACATTCCCTTCCTTCAAAAGGACCATAACCAGTTCCTGTATTTTCAATATACACATTTTTAATCTGATTACTATTAACTGTAGAATCAGCATTTTCTCTAACAGATCTTATACTAGGATCTATAGATGTTCCCCAATTATTAGGAACTGTGATATATTCTGTAGAATCAAACTTTATAATATCGGCAGGAGACACTGTAAACAGATACTTCCATAGATAACCATCACCACTACCACCTGCTTTAGATGGTTCTAAATCAGTGAAATTTGGTTCATCTGCTGAAATATTACCATTTTCTTGATCACCTGTAGCACCGTTTGATATACAAATATAAACTTTAAACTCTTTGTTTATTACATAATAATTTGATGCATATAGATTTGATACGTTAGTATTTTTAGTCTTATTATCATAACTAACATCATCTCTATAAAAATCATATTTTGTATTTGGTGACCAACTAACTTTTCTGATAACTCTACGAATATTATCTGCAGTAATTCTTTTACCATATAATATGGTATCACCTGTGTGATAAGACTCTGAGAAATTATCTACAGGGGATGGTGTTCCACCTGTATTCCATTCCCAATTTCTACCAAATAAATTTGAATTGGCAGATGGTGTCAGTGGATTAGCAAGACCAATAAAAACGTAATATGAATTACTTCCGTTAGTGACGTTCTCTACGAAATTACTAGCATTAAGAATTCTAAATTGGTCTGTTACAATTGCAGGCATCTTATAAACAGTACTTTTTTTCTTTATTTATAGACATAATTTAATCATTATACAATAGTCCTAATAGCACCTGTATTTCTCAACCCTTTATGAGAGCTAGGATCATAAGTTCTACGTTGAATTGTTGGGAATGTAGTTAAACCAGAATTAGTAGTTTTACCAGAAACTGTTAAACTTAATGGATTATCAGAATCTCTTACGACACCATCTAAAGGATTATATAATCTACCCCAAGATATTCTACCTAACGAAGTAGTTAAACCAAGATTATTTTGATTGTATTGTCCTTGTTGAATTAATCCAGTGATATTGGATGTACTAGAAACATTACATGTTATAACACCAGTTCTTTGAACAGCATGGGTTTGATGAACTTTATATACATTATCTAAGAATGTTGTTCCTACACCTACAACACTAGCATCATCAGCATCTATTGAAATAATACCATCACCAATTTGTGTGCCATGTATCAATACTGGATAACCAACAAGAAGATCTGATGCTAATTGATTAGTTTCTACTTGAAATTCAAATTCAAGAGCAGCATTTCCATTAGTTCCAGTAGTGGTGTCTATCTTAGTAATAATAGCAGACCAACCTTGAACATTAGTAATTTTAGATATTTTCTCAAAATCTGTTTTTTCAGTAGGAACAATAACTTGTGGTGGATTAGAAATACTATATCCTTTACCAGCATCTGTTATTAAATAACTGTCTATAATTCCATCAACTACAGTAGCAGTTGCTTTAGCAAATTCTGATACACCAGCAACTTCAAATTCTTCACGATTTATTGTTCCAACACCAACACCAATTGGAGCACCAATTGATAAATTAATAGTTCCTGAACTATATCCTTTACCACCATCTACTATTACCAATGAACCTACGGTTCCATCATTACCAACAGTAGCAGTAATATTTGCTTGTTCAAAATCATTATTTTCTGGAGAATATACAATAGCATCCACTTGATCAACATTAATAGAATAACGATCACCAGGATCTATATTTGGATTGTATAGATCTTCATATTGGAATACATGAGCATCATCAACAAATATTCCATAATCTACTCCATCTTTACCTGTAGTTGTATTAGTAAGGTCACCAATAATTTTAGAAGTTGGGTAGATTTGTGGTTCTATAGAATCTCTTGACTTAGATACTATTTCACCATTAATAAACTTATCTTGCTTTTGTTTAATCCAATCAAGTGGTTTAAAGTCATCCTCATTAATACCTGGTCCAGTATAAACATTAGTTTCAACTAAATCTGATGAAAGAATTTCTTTAATTGTTCTTTGTTTACCTTGAGGTTTTGTATCAGATACACCACGATGAGCATTGATTTTAACATCATCACCACGTTTAATAGTTTCATCAATATCAACTATCTTAATATCAACTCCATCCTGTCCTTTATAGAAGAATATATCAACTTTATCACCTTCATCTGGTGGTTCAGTAAATGTAAATGAAGTTCCACCAAAGAACTGATATGCTATATTAGGTGTTTGAATTACCCCATTAACAAATATTAGTAGAATAGCATTAAGATCTATCTGAGAAGATAATGGATCAGTTTCATCCTTCTCAAAACTCAATAATTGTCCATTCAAGAATAATGGATATCTTCTTCTAGATCCATCTTGCATAAATTTGATATTATCAATAAAGTCTATTTCACCAAATTGCCATGCTGAGAAGTAATCATTTGATGTTCTAGCAACATTTAATTGGAATTCACGAACTGGTTCATGAACTAAAGCAGAAGTAACTAATCCAACAACTTTAAACTTATCACCGATAGAGAATGAATGTCCAGGTCTTGATACTGTGAAGTTTTGAATAGAATGTAGTTGATTATTACTATTAGATCCTCTAGTAATACTACCAGAATCTGCTTTAATAAAGGTATGTGTATAATTTCCACCAGAAATTACAGCACCAGCAGTTGTTGAACCAGAATTAAATGTATGAGCATCAGTATTACCAGTCTTACCAACTTGTAATGTTATTGTTCCTGCTGACTGATTTGAAGAAATAACTTCAATTGGAGCATCATATGCTCTATCACG